ATGCTTGATCTACCTAGTGTTATCTTTACGCGTACTCAAGAGAGCTTGAAAACTCGCATTGTCTTCGGTATACCTCTCGTTATAGTTCTAAACGAGATGCGATTTTACCAACCTCTCTTGAAGGTGCAAAAGAATCTTTCTTGGCGTTCTGCGTTAAGGGGTCCAGATGACGTTGCGTCTCATCTTACTGCTATAATTGATGAAGCTAAAAGAACAGGAAGACTCCTAGTTTCTATCGATTTCTCCAAATACGATCAGTCAATTAGTCCTGAATTACAAGCCAAAGTAGGTGAGTATTATAAGGCTATCTTTCAGAATTCATTTTCTGATGAAATAGATGATTTAATTAACGTTAAATCTAATATTAAGATAGTTAGTCCGACTGGTATAATGAGTGGTGGACATGGAGAACCATCCGGCTCTGCATTTACAAACGAAGACGATTCCATAGCACAACATTGTATTGCTACTCATAGTAATATTCCTGTTGATGGTTATTTTGATATCCAAGGTGATGATGGTGTTTATATGATCAATCCTGATTCATATGAAACCTTTGTGTCTAATTTCAATAAATTTGGTCTCGAAGTCAATTTAGATAAATCTACAACTAGCATGACATATCTAACTTTTCTGCAGAATCTGTACCATCCTTTCTACCGTAAGGCAGATGGTACAATACCTGGAATCTATCCTACTTATCGCGCTCTAAATAGGATATGTTATCTTGAACGTTATATTAACTTTATGGAATCAGGATTGCTTGGTCGCGACTACTTCGCAATTCGAACTCTAAGTATCTTAGAGAATGTTAAAGAACACCCATATTTTGAGGAGTTAGTTAAGTTTGTGCTTAGTAAGGATAAGTATAATCTAACCCCATCAGCTAAAGGAATCTCTGATTATGTGAAATTTGTCAGTGAGACAGAGGGATTTAGCAGTGATATTATTAATCAGCATGGTGATGACGTGAAAGGCATTAGAACCTGGAAATCATTTCAGCTAGTTAATAAATTACGAGCGTAAACTCTGGGGAACACTTGTG